TTGACAATAACGGTATATTCAACTATAATAAATAATGTCAGGAGCAAGGAACTGACAATGATCTAAAAGTGAATAACAGTTTATTCAATAAAACGGGGCGTTAGTCAAGCGGTAAAGACGCTGGCCTTTCACGCCAGAAACATGGGTTCGACTCCCATACGCCCTACCAAAATCAAATGAAAAGGTAGATGTAAAATGACTCCGATTGCAAATATGAATGTTTACAATGATGGAATGCGAAAAAGTATGCTGGATAAGATTTGGTTTTTGGATAAGATTGATGGCAACATAAGTACCATTTACGATTATGGTTGCGCAGATGGATCGCTGTTAAAAATGGTTGGCGAAATCTGTCCGAGTATGAAATTAGATGGATATGATATTAGTCAGGAAATGATTGATATTGCCAAGCGAAATGTTCCTAATGCCGATCTTCTTTCAACTGATCCGAAATCGAACTTACATAATACTGTTTTAAATGCTTCATCTGTATTCCATGAAATTCATGCGTATTCGCCCGATGTTGAATGGGATTATCGAAACATTTTTGATAGTGGAGCAACATATATTGCAATTCGAGATATGTTTTATTCTAAACATTCTTGTCATCCAACCAATCCTATTTCTTTAGCAAAAGTTCTTCAGCGTGAAAATCCTGATAAGATTTCAGAGTTTGAGGCTTTTAATGGGGGGTTGACCAGTAACAAAAATTTTTTGCATTACCTATTGACTTATCGTTATGTGGAAAATTGGGATCGTGAAGTTAGAGAAAATTACTTCCCACATAGCATTGAAGAATTTTTGAGTAAGATTCCTACAAAGTATGAGGTTGTATATTTTGAACATTATACACTTCCGTTTCTTAGGGATCAAGTTTGGAAAGATTTTGGATTTACATTGTCTGATTCAACTCATGCAAAAATTCTTTTGAAATTAACTGATTAGTAAATAAGCAAGTGCATACGGGGATATGAAAGTTTTGTGGTGTTCTCGTCATATAGCCCATAAACCACCGCTTGCTTTATATATTGCGGAGTAGAGAAGTCTGGTCTATCTCGCCATCCTCATAAGTTGGAAATCATGGGTTCAAATCCCATCTCCGCAACCATAGGAATTAAATTCCTAAACCGTCAATGCTGTCCTACGGTATATAAAGACAAGGTTTCAGCCAGTGGTAGTAGGCGAAGGCTACCAGATGCTCTACTGAAAACCAAATGGGTGTCAATGGTAAGGTACTCAAGCTGGTGAAGAGGATAGATTGCTAATCTATTAGGCCAGAAATGGTGCGTGAGTTCGAGTCTCACCCTTTAAATGTTTCGGTATGGAGGATAGAAATGAAATACAATATTAAGCAAACGGATTTTAAAGGGAATTGTCGTAACGATGGTAAATGGTGGTCATGGGAACAAAAATGTGATCGTTGTGGCGCAGATTGTCAACATACTGGAATTATGACTACAGCAAAACCAGATACGGATGAAGTTGATTTTTGTATTCAGTGTTATCGTGAATTGATGGATCAAAATATTCCTTATAAGAAGGCTTATGAGATGTATAAAAAGAAATAATATGCTGGTATGATGGAATTGGCAGACGTGGCAGACTCAAAATCTGTTGGTAGCAATACCGTGTGGGTTCAAGTCCCACTACCAGCACCAAATAAAGAAAACTCTGTGGTCAGCAGAGTGCGCCGGGTTGAACAAAGGGCGCATTTGCGTGGAGGTGGAGAAATTCTTTGGACTGTAAATGCCGGGAGGTGAAGAAGCCAAGGGAAAGCGGCTTCAATCGACTATGCGGAATCTCAAGTAATTAAATAGTCCTGAATAATCAGGACATGACATTGTAGCCAAGATTGGTAAGGCAATAGTCCGCAAAACTATGATCGTGGGTTCAAATCCCACCAATGTCTCCATATCCCGTATTATAATGGTCTTAGTGCATTTCACTGTGACGTGAAGGTGGCTTGCAACGCAGCGGGATTTTATATAGGGGTATAACCAAGCGGTAAGGCTGGGGACTTTGACTCCTTGATCGTAGGTTCGATTCCTACTACCCCTGCCATATTTTTAAGGTAGGTACTTTATGAGAAAGAAAGCAGAAGAAATAACTGAAAAGATTGTAAAAAATATTCCTACATCTGATAATGGTGCTGGCGTGTTATGTATGACAAAATCTGGTCAGAAATATCAGATCAGCCAGAATGTAGAAAAGATGAAATTTACTTTATGGAAAGTTGTTGATAAAGGATTTGTAAAGGTTAGAATAGCAAATTCGCCAGTTGATTTGTATGATCTTGTTCCTTGGGATGAGTAAATAGTTTATATGCGGGAGTGTCGGAATTGGTAGACGATGCGGACTTAAAATCCGCTGGCCTGTGGTCGTGAGGGTTCGATCCCCTTCTCCCGTACCAGCCGCCTTGGGTAAGCGGTGTGATGTTCTCCCTTTCTTTGCTATAACAAACTTTGTTGCTGGAGTTACAATATGACTTGACAAGGCACATTGAAAAGTAATTGTTTTAGACAGCAATACCACAATAGAGGATAGAATGGGCAGCTATCACCATGCCAGATTGTGCGTACTGGCGAAAAGGAGATGCCGAAGTGTCGCTCGGCCTATTGTGGATTTATCTGGATGTAGCTTAATGGTAGAGCGCATGATTTGGGATCATGTAGGTTTCAGTTCGAGTCTGAATATCCAGACCAGAGTATTCTTGTTTACACATTTCCTCCAAAATGTAATATGATCTGTGTTAGATAAGGGTCACGGTTGCAGCCGCTCCAGTGCAATTCTGGTGAATCTAACGTAAAGGCCAAGGATCAATAGTCCTTGGTCTTTTTATATTTGTGATTAGGAGGGATATATGAATAGTAAACGAATTGGGAATATTGGAGAAGCAAAAGTTCTTGCTAAATTTGTTGAAATGGGTATCCCTATTTATATTCCATTTGGTGATGATGAAAAAGCTGACTTAGTTGCTGAATTTAATGGAAAGCTGAACAAAATTCAGGTGAAAACATCTATTAAATCTAAGAATGGATGTTCAATATTTGATTTAACATCATCAACCGCACATAGGACTAACGGAGGAAGAAGAAAATATTCAAATTCTGAAATTGATTATTTTGCTTTGTATAGTCTTGATAGAGATAAAATTTATTTGATGAAGGCTCCTGATAATCCTATGACGGCAATTACTATTCGGTTTGAAGATACAAAGAGCGGAAAGAAAATTGGAGTGAATTATGAATCTGATTTTCTGATCGAAAATATTTTAAATATATAAATTGAGTGAGGTGGCAGTATGGCGAGAAAAACAGGCAGTTCTAATACTGCCAGAAAACCAGTTGTTAAAAAGGTGTGTTCTGCTTGTGGAAAAGAAAAGCCGATTACACGTGATTTCTTTGTAAGTTATAATCCATTACATAAAGATGGAAGAATCCCTATGTGTAAAGATTGTATTAAGAATGCCTGTTATAATGATGATGACGAATTTGATATTGAAAATTTCAAATCGTTATTGCGTCAATTAGATAAACCTTTTATTCAAGCATTGTGGGATAAATCTGAAGAAGAAGTAAAGAAAAATGTTGGTTCTGATGATGTATCTAATGATGGCATTATTGGAAAGTATTTGAAAAACATTTCTTTGCAGCAACATAGAAACAAAACTTGGAAAGATAGTAATTTTAGTGGCGGTTCAGAATCCGCTATTGAAAGTTCACGGCGAAAGTCAATGAACGCCGAAAAAGTTTATTATTTATCTGATGAAGATTTTGTTGTTACAGAAGATGTAATTCGGTTGTTTGGTGAAGGATATACAGCAAAAGAATATGAAACCATGAAACGGATTTATGAGGACAGTAAACAAGACTATCCTAATATTTCTACCAGCCAAAAGAATCTTTTATTGCGGTACGTTCGGTTTGCTTCCAAAGAAGAAATTGCAACAAGTTCTGGTGGAATTGCTGATGCTGAAAAATGGTCAAAGCTGGCTTCTGAAGCATTAAAGCAGTTAAACGCTATTGATGTTCAAGGTGGAGTCACGTGTTTTTCAGAGTTCTTTCAGAAATTTGAACGAGAGCAGGATATAACAAGAATCCTTCCGCAATTCAAATACAGGCCAAATGATGCTCCAGATTTCATTATTTGGTGCTATGTGAATTATTGTCGCCGCTTGGAGGGTAAGCCAGAGGTTGATTATGCTGATGTATATAAGTTCTATGATGATAAGGTTGCCGAATATCTCAAACAGTATGGTGATCCTTATGGAATTTTTAAAGATGATACAACGTTAGTCAATAGGGAAAAGATTTCAGAGTTCATTAAGTTACCTCCTGATTATTATGGGGATGGTGAGTAAATGACTACTGAAGAACTTAAAAAGGCTGAATATTTTGCAAGTTGGTGGATTTGGTATCCTGATTTAGCACTTGATTTAATGGCCCCACAGGAGGGAGCAATTAAGTTACATACAGATCAGCGTGTTTTCATGAGAGCAGGAACACGATTCTTTAGTGAACATGGTTGCTTCAATCGAGGATACGGAAAGACGTTTCTTGAATTTGCAAATATGGTTATTGTCTGTATTAGGTATCCAAATATTGAACTTGCGTTGACGGCACAAACAAAAGAGAATGCCGCAGCACTGTTAAAAGACAAATATAATGAATTGGTGCGGTACTATCCAATGTTAGCCAAAGAAATTGTTAAAACAAGTTTTATTAAGGGTGATGCTTTAATTGTTTTTAAGAATGGAGCCAGAATTGACGCATTAGCCAATGCACAAACCAGTAAAGGCCAACGTAGGAAAAGAATTAGCATCGAGGAATCAAACTTGATGGATAATGTAATCTTTGAAGATGCACTTGAGCCTGTTGTGGAAGTTGGTCGTACTACGTGTGGTAAAATGGCGGTTGTAAATCCTGAAGAACTTAATCAGCAAATCAATTTCTATACTACTCCGGGCTTTAGAGGTTCCGATGAGTATAATCGGAATTTGTCGATGTTCCATGATATGCGTGATTTGAATGGTAAGATTGTATTAGGTTCAAATTGGATGCTTGGTTGTTGGTATGGGCGTGGATCGAGTAAAAGTACAATTCTTAAAAAGAAAAAAGATATGTCGCCTATTGCTTTTGACATGAACTATGGTGGTAATTGGGTTGGTAGTTCAACAGGTGCGCTTGTAAATATTAATCGTCTTATAAATTGTCGTACCTTAACTGCTCCAGAAATAAGTGCATCAAGTGATGAAGATGAATACTATTTAGGTGTTGACGTTGCACGTTCGCAAAATAAAAGTAATAACCAATCTTCTATTGCTGTAGGTAAAGTAATTCGTGGTGCTGATGGAAAGATCGTAGAAATTCAGTTGGTGAATTTAATTCATGTTCCCAATACATTTAGCTTTACAACACAAGCAATTATGGTAAAACGAGTAAGAAAGCGGTATCATGCTCGAAAGATTGTGGTGGATGGAAATGGTCTTGGTAGTGGATTGATAGATGAATTGTTAAAATCACAAAATGATCCTCTTACTGGTGAGACTTATCCAGCTTGGGACACAATGAATACTACTGCGGAGCCTGAAACTCCAAAAGCCGAACAGTGTTTATATGACCTTAAAGCACAATCTTGTCAGACACAGATTCTTTCTAATTTTATTAACGTTATTGATTCTGGAATATTGCGTTTTCTTGAAAGTAGGAATGGCGGAGATGATTATGGAATTCGTACTAATGAAGATTTAAATTCCAAAGTTATGCCATATGTTCAAGAAGAATTGTTCTTTCAAGAAGTTGGTAATCTTAAATTAACTCAAAATGGTAAGAATCTATCTGTTGAAAAAGTGGTTAATAAATTTGATAAAGACCGATTTTCGGCAACTGCATATTTACTATACTTTATTATTAAAGTTGTAGATGCAGATAATCGCAAAAGTGATGTTGATATAAAATCTTTTGCGAAAAGATTACAAGCGTTGAATCGTAGACCTAAAATGTATTAAGAAAGGACGGTGATTTGGTGTCAAAGACAAAAGTGATTTATTCTAAAGTAGATTATGAGCGTGATTCAAAATCTTTTGATGATTCTGTCAGTGGCAAAAGCCGTTTAGACTTAGGTGCATTTAGAAGGCTTATGGTTCACGATCTATGTACAAATACAGAAATATTGCGGTCATATAAGGTTGGCGGTTATCCTCTTGAACGGATTCAAGACGCATTAAACAATCCAGCCGCCCATTCAAATATGATTATTGAGGTTAGCAGATATTTGATGAATATTTCGCAATTTTATATGCGCATTAATAATTATTTTTCAAAAATGGGACTTTTCAATTACAACATTGATATATATGATGTAAAAACTGGCGAGATGGATTCTGATGAAAAGATCGCAAAAATGCGTGATGCTTTTGCAAATGTTTGTTCTGAATTTGAGAAAATGGGATTCAAACACGAAATGTCGAAGATTATGAGCATTTTAACAGTCGAAGATGTTTATTATGGTTTGATTTTTGAAGATGGATATGACTTTTTTATTCACAAAATGAATCCATCTATATGTCGAATTAAGCAAATTCAGGATGGCGTGTATAATTTCAAAATCAGATTAAGTGGTGTCAATCCTCTTGAAATTACATCATATCCTACTTATGTTCAGCAAGCATATATTGAGTATCGAAATGGCGATGATTATTTTGATGGATGGTATGTGCCGCCAGCAGATAAACAGGTTTGTTTTAAGCTGAATGAATCATGCTTATATCCTATGCCGTTATTGTTGGCATTGGTAAAGGATATTCTTGATTTAGATGTATATAAGAAATTGAAAATGCAAAAGGCCAGAGTAGACAATTATAAGGCTATTGTGATTGAAATTCCTATTGATGAGGATGCGGTTGATAAACCGTTGTTGACTGATGAAACACTTGCTGTATTTGCTGAGATGAATAAAGCTAATATGCCTGATGATATTGGTTTGATTCATGCTCCGGGCAAAGCAACGGCGGTCAGTTTCAAAGATAATACAAACAATGCAAACAATCTGAGTGATGCAATCAAAAATATATATGACAATGCTGGCGTGTCCAGCGAATTGTTTAATAGCGGATCATCTGGAACAGCTTTTAAGCTGGCCTTAGAGAATGATGCCGCTTTTATTTATGCCTTTTATAGACAGTGTGAACGCTATTTTACACGGTTTATTAAATTGCGTAGATATAACAAACCGACATATAAGTTCGCTTTGCGTATTCAAGATTCAACAGTATTTAATCGTCTTGAAGTAGCGGATGCGTTTTTGAAAGCAGCACAAAATGGAGAACCATTTAAGATTGATTATGGTGTTGCATTAGGCAAATCGCCCAGCAGACAGCTTGGTAGCTTATTCTTAGAAAATCATGTTTTGAAATTGCATGAAGAATATATTCCTTTAGCAACTTCTTATACGTCTACTGGCGAGGATGTTTCAGGTGGTGGTCGCCCCACAAATGAAAGCAAAGGTTTGGATTTAACTGAAGAAGGTGAAACCACAAAGGATACCGATGCTAATTTGAATCGTTAATACCACCTTCGGGTGTTATTAAAATTTTGCAGAAAGGCGGTGATGAGGAAAGTGAGTCATGAACGAAAAAATTTGCCAGTTTCTTTTACTATTAATAGCTGTACGGAAACAGAAGATTCGAGATTTCTTGCCATAACGATTGACGTTTTACATACAGGTTTGAATTTTCACGGCAGTCTTT